GGGAGTTTGGTTTGATTTCAGCCTTGTTCTTTCTCGGTTCCGCGTTTTTTTTTTTTTTTTTTTTTAACCTCGATGTTGGTGGAAAAGTCGGATAAGCCACCAAAGCGTGAAGCAATAACTTCGACCCAAAGGGGGTCTAGCGGTTGCGAGGCCAATTTAAACATGAAAATTGGGAAACATAGCAGAAAAAGAAGAAGAAATCCTGATACCAGATTGAGTATTAGAAGTCGGATGCGAATACATACCGAAATCAGGCTGATAATCAAAAAGCTCAGGAGGAGAGAAAGAATCAAAATCGGAAACATTCTTGCTAGAATAAGCAAAAAAGAAATATTGAGACTTAGTACTCTGAGAATAACGAGAGTACAAAGCTGGAGGAAAAGAACCATAAGAAACAGGTAGCAAAGAAAATAAACGATCGTCAGAAATTCGTTGATCCGAAGGGATCTTGTACATTAAAGGTCGTGAACCGCGGGCAGAAACACTAGCTTCCCTTGACGAATGGCTAGGTAACCGAGAGACGGTCGAGTGCGAAGACGATCGTGAAATCGACTCACGGGGTGGGTGGGGGCGAGAACCACTGGCTTCAGGGGTATGTAAAGCTGAGAGTGATGGCCCGGGAGAATCAACTGACGCAAAGGTAGCTTGGGCTGCGTCAGGGGAAAGAGTAGAGGAGGAAGCTTGGGGACGGAGCAACCTTTGAGAGAGGGTGGGGGAGGGAGCGGAGGAACTACTAAAGACATCTCGACCGGGGAGGGCGAGCGGGAGGACTCGACGTCTTGGAGAATCTCGGGGTGGACCCGGTGGTAACGAGGGTGGTAAGTGTGGCGTCGAGACACTACCTCCACTTCATGGGACATTCGAGATTGACGTGAGGGCCGTGGTGGCATTTGTGATAATGGGTCCTCCCATCTTATAGTAGAGCCGGATGTAGAGATCGCAGGGTCCGTTGCACCACAAGAGGAGTGATGGCATGACTGCGATGAGGGGGGCGGGTTTGGCGAAGCCGGACATTCCTGTGAGGAGCATGAGATCTCGGTTTTCAGAAATTTGGGTGAGATCGGTGTTTCTGGCACCGAAAGCTGATTTCTGAGTATAGACCGTTGACTCGGTGATAGCTCCTGCCACGGGATTGTGCGTGAGGCCGTAGGCAGCCCGGCTGTTGTTGCTTCTTGGGTGTATGACAACGTTAATTGCCTCCAAGGAGACTCGCATGTACCTATCAAGGACTTGGGTGGTGAATCCTGGTAGGGTGTTGAGGGCACCGTTGTAATATCCTCCTGTACCGGAGGTGCAAGTAAAGACTTCGGTGTGGTAATTAACGCAGTCAGGAGGGTACTCTGAGGCGTAGAAGGAGGCGAGAGAGTTGGCGGGACTGCCGACGCTGTGGGAGATGGAGGGAGCATCGACATTATTAGCCAGAGAAGCGGAAGTGAGGGAAGTGGACATAAGAAAAGAAAGAGACTAAATTACAAATTAGAACTGTCCCATTGACTGATCAAATTCAACAAACCCTGTGGAGTAGGTGAACCATCAGAAGCCAAAGTTTCAGAAAGAACAGAAATAAGAGAAGAGGAAGAAGAAGCTAAAAACAAATCGACTTGACGCGTCAAAATAGCGTAAAGATAAGAAGAACGAGAACGGAAAAACTGTCGAAGAGAAGCAACAGCTTCATGTTCCATAGGAGAAAGATAGTCGTAAAAGGTTTCATAACGATTGGAAATAAAAGAAAGTTCGTAAGCGTAAGAAGCTTCAACTCGAGAGACAGTACGAGCTACGCGATGGACACGCAATCTTGCATAAAGAAGCAAAGGATCCTTATAAATGCCGCATTTGGTAAGACGCCAACCAGTTAAAATGGGTTCATCAGTAATGATGGGTTTTTCAACAATTGGAATCTTGGCTACGACTAAACGGGAATCCAAACGTTCCTTAGGAATACCGTTGTAAGCAAGATCATCCCCACCACCACCTAATGCAGTAGTGTCACCAGGGGAATCCAGGACGTATTTCAAATTAGAATAAGAAAAAGTAAAAAGAGTGTTGAAGAAAAAGGTACCGGCCTCGCCAGAAAAACGCATAATGGCTAAAGGACCTAAGTACGAAGAAAGCGATGTTTTATGAAGAATGTAAACATCGATAAAATAATCGGGAAGAGAAAAGAATTTCATAATAGAAACGTCCAAAAACAAAGAAGCACCTTTCTGACCTTGATCAAAAGCCGTAAAGTCGTTAGTAAAGGAAGGTAAGTCTTGCCAATTAGAC